CCTGTTCAGGTGTGATTTCAAGGTCAGGGTTAATTATCTGTCCCGCCTTAATACTATCGCCTAAAGCTCTCATATTCATTAAGTATTGCATCTTTAAGCTATCGTCTAAGGAGTCAAAGGCTAATTTCTTATCTGGGTCAGCTAATTGCTCTACTAAGAATGGATCTAAATCAATCATACCTTGAAACAAAGAACTAAGGGCAGTATTTGTTGTGGTGTCGGCTGTTGTGTCTGTGTCAGTTGTGGTGTCATCTATCGTATCATCTGTTGTGTCATCAGTTGTTGTATCAGTTGGAGTTCCAATAGACCAGTAAGTATTTTGTCCGCTAGTATAACTAACCATCCAATCTTCCAATGTTTTATTTTCTGACCTTTCACTATATCCTAAAACTTTACCACCACCAGTAATAGGTCTTTTATAATTAGCTGTAAAAGTTCCATCAGCATTTAGTTTAGGAGCAGAGCCAAATGCTTTATTAATTTGTTCTTCGCTATACCCAGCACTCAATAATGGTTGTTTCCAGTCAGCAGTAGAAGTATCAGTTGGAGTAGGCTCAGAAACAGCACCACTAGAAGTGCTAGAGTTCTTATCCCTAGACACAACCGTCATATCGCCACTAAAGGCACTCTTGTTGGTGCGAGTTTGAGAATAGGCTTCATTAACTAAGTCAGTAACAGAATATCCAAGACTAGCTAATTTAGGTATTAAAGAAGCATTGCCTTGTAGCCATTTAGCCATTGTTACTCCATTTACACCTTTATCTTGAGTAACCTTTGAGTTTTTTAATAAGTTTTCTAGTGTTAGTTCTTCCATATTATTATATTAATTCTTTTATTATTTGTTTTAAATCTTTAACATTATTTGCGGAATTTAATAGTTTGTTTAGTCTAGCAATTCTTTCTTCTGAGTTTTCTTCTATTAAACAAAACTTATCTTTATCAAAGAAAAATCTGTTTTCTTCTTTTCTAACTATATTACCTGTTTTTTTATCTTTAAGTTTAAACATATTAAATTGCTAATTGATAAATAAGTATTCCAGTAGATGATACTGCCCTTCCTAATTTAACAGAATTTTCTCCAGCAGAAGTGCTTATATATTCCGATTCAGATGAATCAAGATAGTAAACTGAACCAATAGTCAATCCAGAAAAACCTTCAACAATACCACTAAATTGAACATAAATACTTTCGTTTTCATCTGCTGTTGATGTGGCAAACCCTGTATAAGCTATTTTATTTGTATTAGTATCATCACACGCCATAATTTCTCCAGGAGCTGGTCCTTCAACATAACTATCATAAACTTCAAAAACAAAATCATAAGCAGAAGTTATAGACCAAGTAGAACCACTATTAATTGAAAGAACAAAAGCACCTCCAGTATAACTTCCCGAAGAGCTATAATTCCACTCTATACGATTAATATTTTCTCCATCAGGAACATTAATAACAATAGCATATTGTGTATTTGGCTCTACTGTTAATGCTGAGGCAAATACAAATTCAACTAAACCAGCTGAAGTTGAAACATCAGCAGCTGTCATTGATTTTGTTGCAAGGGCAGAACCAGTTGGTATAGCTCCATCTAAAGTATCCTCTGTTGCGTAAATAGAAACATTTAAGTTACCAGATGGAGAACCAACTCTTTGTATATTTATTTTAACTTTTGTAATTGTATTTTTATTTGTAGCAACAGTAAATGTTTGTGCTGACCAAAAATTATCCCAAGTAGGATAGTCGGTAGTATAACCAGAAAACTCAGCATCTTTACTCTCAGCTAAAGTTCCTAATAAATTAATATAAATAGGAACAGGAACAGTTGCTCCTGTAATATCTTCTGCTGCTGTAAAAGAGTTTACTATACTAATATTAGTAGCAGTTAAATTTGCTCCATTCCAATTTAAGTATGAATTAGCATCTCCTATATAAAACTTAGCTAAATCACTATCACTATCATCTATGCCTAATATAAAACCTGATTGAGTATTAGTAAAATCAGTTTTACCTGCTGCGATATATACATCACCAGTTCCAGCAGATACAGCCAAAGTTATAGTTTTAGAAGTTATTGTTCCAGTTGTTAATTTACCAACGCTTAAACTATCAATATATGTTCCATTAACAACCGAACCTGTACCTGTTTGTATTTTACCTTTTACGGTTAAAGTTGAGCTAGTGGTTACATTCCAATCAATAGAAGAACTACCATCTCCTGCGAAGTAAAAATCTCCATTATCTCTTATATAAGAAGTCCAAGCACTTGATTTGTAATATCCTAAGTATGTTGAAGATAAATAAAGCCCATCAGCACTAGGTGTTCCAAGTGTAGCAGGAATATTTGATAAATCAACACTCCAATCAGCGCCAAGAGTTGCGTTATCTTCTGGCTTCTCTGTCCCACTTACCTGAGTATCAAAGTCAGCAGTATCAGCAGTAGCTAAAGCCCCAGCGTCAGTTAAACTAGCAATACCAGAGCCACCAGTAATAGTAATAGTGCCTTTAAAAGCAAATGCTCCAGAGCTTAATGTGTATTTTAAAGAAGTAGCATCAGACGCAGAACCTATATACACTCCATTTGTATCTAAAATGTAACCAGCATTAACTGAGTCTGTAAAACTTGTCTTACCATATTTTAATGTTCCACCTATCAAAGTAATATCTGAGAATTGAGCCGAACCATCAGCATTGATAGTCCAACCTGCTGAGCCATCAACATAACCTTTAGAACGAATAAACCCATCAACCATTATTAGATTACCTATTAATTCTCCACTAATAATACTCTCTGCTGGTATCTCGCCATAAGAGTCTGAGCCACCACTAACAGACAGGCTAGAAGGTAACAAAGTAGTATCAGAGCTTTCTATGTCTGTTCTTTGTAAGAACTTATTCAGATTTAGTGAGTCAAGTGATGCCATTTATATTTTATTTAAAATTTTATTTGTATTCAAATTAAGTATTTCAAACCCCCTAAAGATAAAAGGAGAGCCGACTGAGTTTCCACTTATCCTAAACTTAATGCGAGAAAAGTTTGAAGCATTTACTTTCTTCTTATCAGAGAGTTCTCTTTCTATCTGTCCTAAAGGTCGCCAATAACTATATTCGTCTTTGTCTTTTCCGTAACTTATTTGCGCCCCTTCTGCGTTTTCGTGATTAACAGCCATTTCTGTAAAGGACTTATTATCAGACTTAAGTTGTGTGAAGTAATACCAGTGTGTTTGTAAGTCGTAATTAATAGGTGCGCCATTATCACTTGTGCCTTCATTAAGCTGATAAACTATACCAGTATCATCGCCTACAACATTAATTAAAGTAGTGCCATTATCATACTTAGCGAAAGACCTAATCTCTACCGCATAAGAGTAGTGAGTCCATATCTGAGTTGAGATTGTGTATCTAACTACGAAGTTCTTGTAATCTACTCCGTCTAGGGTTATGTCGCCTATACTCCAATATATGTGATCGTCATCAGTTCCACCTGAAATATTACCCCAATAAGCACGAGGTATTGCTTTAACTATATCGTCAATCGGTTTAGAAATCTCTATCTGTTCTCCACTATAATTGAATTTGTAAAAACCAGAGGAGTGGTGATAATAAATCCCGTCTTTAGCTTCAACAACACTCTCCTGGCTGTAAGTTCCACGAGTGATTGCTGGGTCAGGGTCAGTTGAGTTTAGACTAAATATTCTGTATATATGATTTTGTTTAAACACTAATAAAGCACTTGGGTGTCTTTTCAGGGCTGTAATACTCTCTCCGTCTTGAGGGCTAACCTGAATAAAGGAAGTGCCACCAGTTATTGTGTTTGAAGTGGTTACGACATTTGAGTAATAAACCTTATCGCTTGACGAGTCAGCTACCCATATTCTTGACCTGTAATTTTCTATAAAGTCCCCAGCGGGTAAGTCTGCGACATTTGTAGTTCCAAAGCTTCCACTACCTGCGTAAGTAGCACAATCTTGATTTGCGTTACCATTTACCATAAAGGTGTAATCTACGAAGTTGGTAGTTCTCATCTTAGACGTAGACGTTAGCCCAGAGCGCACAGAAGCCCAGCTAGAGCCATTGTAGGCATAAACGTTGGTATCTAGCTTAGCTAAGAGCTTATAGTTCGTACCAGCGTTATTTACGTAGTTTGCCATACCTAAGACTGCCTTCCCAGACTCAATCGTAGCACCTATCTTAGTTATTCCTTTACGTAGCTTAACAACCCCAATATTATCAAAGTTGAGGTTTTGTGAGAATTGACAAGTGTTTTCTGGTACTAGAATATCGTCTACTGATGTAGCCCGTATAATCCCGTTTTGTATTGGCGGTAAACTTAATTTTATAGACATATTTTATATATTATTTTGGAAATATTTAGCAAGGTATATCAATTCGGAAGGTCAATCACAATTTTCAGGTTCTGCCCGGTATAAGCCTTAGCGACTTGTGTTTCACTTTTTAATTTCCAATCATTATAATCGGTGTCGTCTTTACTCTTTAAGGTTGAGTCCTTTCTACTCTTAATCTTCCACTTTAGCCAAGGGATATAAATGTTATAAAAAGGTTCGTCTAGTGCGTCTGTATCTGAGTTTATGTCAGTTATAACCTTATAGTAGTCCAACCATATATTCTCAGCGTCTAAATCATCATCAAAAGGGCAATTAAATATAACCTCTCCGTCATCAACGGTGTAGCAAGTAGGCATACCAAATGAGTCGCCCTGCCAAACGTCTGTCCCTGTTGCGTGTCCTGCTGTTCTTATCCCTGTAACTCCTGAGATTATGTTAGTGGACTCGGTGTTAGCTGTGTAAGCTATTGCGTCAATATCTTCTCCGACTGCTTGACCAGCGACATAAACTGCTCCAGACTCGTCAAAATCTCCAGAAGAAGTAAGAGTTATTGAGGTGTCAGCAGTAACCACAGCCCCATTAAGAGTTGTGTGGGCTATCCCTTCATAATAAGCGTTAAGAGCTTGTTTATCTATGTAATATAAAGGTCTTTTATCCTTTCCTATTCTTAACGATAAAATGTTCTCATTAGTGCTAGGGTATCTTAAGTCAGTCGGTAGAGTTAGTTTATTAACCCCAGGTATTATATCTCCAGCGTCATAATCAAATTCTGTTCTAAACGACCATCTAATTATAGCTATATTCTCGTCTATCTCTCTACGCCCTTCGTTTAAGGCTTCAAATAAGAACTCTTTTGTGATTACTTCACTATCAACGGTTTCGCCTAATTGTGTGAGAGCTTTCTTAATGATTGACCCAGCCGAGTTGTCCGTAAAACCAGTAGCAGGGACTTCGTCAGAATATGAGGAATATTTAGTGCTAGTAGAGTTTTTAAACCTTATCTTGTAGTAATAGGTAGATAACCCAGCCACTTCATTGTAATAAGTTTCAGAAGAACTAACCTGTATGCTGATAGTATCAAGCAAGGTGTAAGTAATTCCGTCTGTGGATTTGTAAATCTCTACCTGATTATAAGGTATAAATTGTATCTTCTCTCCTCTCGTATGAGCGAATAAAGAGTTAGAGGCAGTTGTTATGGTTGTAGCAGTTGGAGCGGTTGAGGAATGAGTGAGTATTATCTCAGACTTCTCAGCTCCTACATTTCCATATACTAAGTATTCGCTAATAGCGAACTTTAAACCATTATCAACAGCAAAAGAAGCTACACCAGAAGCATAGTTAGTGTTAAGGAATGTGAACTCTCCGTCTAAGTCAGGTGGGGAGATAAATAGTTCTACACCTAAGTTTTCTCCAAACTTAGTTCTTAATTTTGGTATTATCGTCATATTTTTTTAATTAATCTATTATTGTTCTTTGAAATAATGCTTGAGTTCCATAAACTTTGTATTCGTTAAGATTATCAACTTCATCAAATTTATCAGTAAAGAAAGCCATTGTTGGCATATCAAGAAAGACTGCTCTTATCTTTTTATCTTCATTACAAAGCCAGATGTTTTTATCTCCTCTTATTTTTTTAAATGTAAACATATCGTTGTTAGTGTTTAAAAGTTCTCCTAAATAATTATATTTTATAAATATCATTGGATCAGAAGCTCCATTATAACCATTCCCGTTATTTGCTCCATTACCACCCCAACCTGTTAATTTGAAACCAAGGTGTAAATGTGGGCCAGTACCAGCTCCAGTATCACCTGATAAAGATATTAATTGCCCTGCCTTCACAATATCTCCAGCCTTAACCTTCATTTCTGAATTGTGTCCGTAAAGAGTTTTATATCCTTCTTCTTCATTCCATATCTGTATCATATTACCATTAGTAGCGTCATAACTAGCATACATACAAACGCCATCGTGAGCTGAATAGATAGGAGTTCCAATAGGACAAGCATAGTCTACGCCTGGGTGACCGTCTAAACCATAAGTATCTTTGTAAAATAACTCCCACTTACCCTTAGTTGTATTATACCAAGAAAAGTCTTTTCCAAACAACTGACTTATTTTAGGATTTTCTAATGGCTGTCTTAGTTTCATATTATTTTTTTAAATATTCTAATAATAAAGTGATTATATAAGCTAATACCCCATATAATAATGAAAGAACGAAACTAAAATTATAATAAGTAAGGACGCAAAATGTTATTAAGCATATTAACAATGCTAAGCACATATTATTCTTCTATTATTTTTAATCTTACACTATTTTCTGCTATAATACCCATTAATGTAATTTGCGTTTCTTTTAACTCTTTAATATTAACTCCATTATCAGCAATTTCTTTACTCATTTGCTCCATATGAGAGAAATGATTTTCTTGTATAATAGCAATATCTTGCTTAATCTGGTAATAAGGAGCAACAACACCAGCAACAAAAACAATAATACCAATTAAATATTTAATCTCTGTCGTTAGATATCTTTTTAGCCAATCTTCTCTTTCTAATTTTTCTATTCTTTTACTTGACATATACTGTTGAGATAACAAATTTGCGTATCACATTAACTAAAATTGAATTAATAGCTACTATAATTGGTGTAATAGCTCCAAAGTCTATACCAGGGACTGCTTCTTCTAAATAAGTTGCTAAAGTCCCAAGTAAAGCAATACCTGCTCCAATAGCGAGTTTTTTAAGGTCTTGTTTAACGATTGTCCAGTTAGGACTAAATACTTGTTTGCTCATACATTTATATTTAATTAATTAATCTTTTAAAATATTTTCTTCTATTTCTGCTTCATTAATAACTTCTAATTTCTCTGTTAATATACTTGTTTTAGCAGTAGCTATATTTTTATTATCTAAGACATAGGCTCTAGCTTCTTCCACTTTTAAAACTGCCTTTTCTGGTTTAATATAATCTTCTTCTTTTATCTCAAGTTCTGCCATTAATCTCTCAATAGTTTCTTTTCTGCTTTTGTCAGTTGCTCTTTCTTCTTCTGTAAAAAAATGCTCAATGTAGACAGGCTTAACATCTGAATTTATACAGATAAATAAGCTATTTGTTTTTTCTTCGTATCTTGTAATCATATATTTATTTATTTATTAGAAAGTTATGGTAGTTTTTGAAGTGCTACCAAACTTTAATTCTGCCCTAAGGCTTGTAGGTTTCTCGCAATAGTCCAGTCTTCAAGTTCGCATATCATTACCCAAGTTTCCCATTTATAGGTTGATTGAGTTAATTCAATAATTTGAACTTCAAGATTAGGCTCGGTGCGTTGTAGGTTTTGGAATAACCTGAAAGGCATATTTTCTAAAACCCATAACTCATTTTCATAAAGAACAATCATTTTTTCCTCCTTTTCATTTTTTGTGTTCTGATTAATAACTCCGCAACCTCTTCAAATGATTTGTTTCCAAATAAGAAGTGCCACGCTCTCTCTCTCTCGCTATCAAACTTTAAAAGATTTGATGGTGTTGATTTCCCGTGATTTACACGATTTACGATATGGTGTTTGATAATTTTACCACTTCGTTTCCATTTCCTGTGCTTTTTCATTGCTTCCCTTTTTTAACCCTTGACTTTTCTATTTACTCTCGCTATACTATTTATATAAATTAATTAACTAATAAATCTATGCTTATTCACTCAATAATCTTCGCTTTAGGATTACAGATTATGTTCGCTGATAGTATGACTATGGGTTATATGTGCGGAACTGATTATTATTATCAAAAGGTTATTGTTTTAAATCTTGATTCTTTCTGCGACCCTAATAAAGTTCTCTATCACGAAATCGGTCATCAGTTATTCTTACAAGACCAAGAAGTTAAAGATTTTCTTAAACCATATCCAGCTCCTAGATATTATTACCATACTTTTTATCCAACAGAAGATATGAGATTAAACGAGAAAGTGGCAGATTATTTTGAAATGTATATTTCCTATTCTGATTTCCCTGATAAATTTCCTAAAGTAAATAAATTATTTAATGAACGAACTGATTATATACTGAATAATTTAGCTAGACAATAATACGTGAATTGTTTAGTTAGCACCTCTGAAAAGGGGTGTTTTTTTTATGTGTAAACATTAATATATCCAGTAGAGCCATTAGGCATTTGGACTTTAATACTTCCAGCAACAGTTGTGTGTGAAGTTCCTTTATCAGTACAGGCATCAAAGTCAAATATTTCAACATCAGCATTAGCGTCTAATAATATTAATGGAGCAGAAGTACTTCCACTATCTATTGTTAAAGCAACACCATTACCAACTTGATTTAATATTAAATCTCTTCCAGTTCCATCATTTCTAAACTCTACATTATCTCCAGCAGCACTTGAGTTATTTTGGATTACTCTCATTACATAATTAGTTCCTATATTAGCACCCATATTTCCTTCGTTATTTATCACTATCATATCTCCATTGGTAATCATTCCATAGATACGCATAACATCTCCAGTAGTCGCTTCACTATCTATATTTAAAGCGATACCATTGCCATTCTGGTCTATGAATAGTCCGTTGCCAGTTCCAGCATTAGTTATATTCAACCCATTAGGATTATTAGTTACATCATTTTGAGTGATAGTTAAAGGCACGTCATTACCAGCGTTAGCCATTGTTATATTAATAGCTTTTGATGATGTCATTATTCCTCCTAGAGTTGTGGCGGGTAAAGTTACCGTTCCAGTAAAGGTTGGAGAGGCTAGGGGGGCGTAAGAAGATAAATCTTGATCGCCCGTATTAGAACCCTCTATTGAAGAAGCTCCAGCTCCTAAAGTAAGGACTGAGGAGTCATCTGCGTTAGGAGTAAGAGTTAAAGCACCAGTATTAAGTGTAAGAGCTTCACTGTTTAAAGTTAAGCCAGTAACTGTATCTGCGTTACCTGTGACATCTCCTGTTAAATTACCTGTAAAAGTAGTTGCTAAAAGTGTTCCGTCTGTTGGTGAATTAAGTTGAACTAATGTCGCTACTCCTACATTATTAACTCCATCAACAGCTATAATATCATCAAATTGAGATGTCAATGTAGAAGCAAAGTCGTTTAAGAAGAAAGAATTATTAGTAGTAGCACCAGAAACGTGGATATGATTATACATTGTTCTAATATCAGCACCTGCTGCGTTTACATACATACCAACTGCTAATGCTCCAGTTCCAGTAATATGGACATTGTTATATAAGAACTCTCCACTTAAAGCACCACCTACATATAAACCAACAACAATAGCAGTTCCATTATCTTCAATATCAATATCACATTCATTTATTGAAACTGTTGTAGCACCTGTTCCAAAACATATACCACTTACAAAAGAATTATTTGAACAATTAATGTTGATATTTACAAGCTCAAAAGTAATATTGCAATTATTAGCTTCACAGTTTAATAAAGCTTTTGCTATTGCGGCGTTGCTACCAGAGTGAGTATATTCTGCTGTTCCTTCTACAATTTTCATTGTTCCTGCTCCACCAGAATGAATAGTAGATGGTTGAGCTCCTGCTGTAGCATAAGAAGTTGTCATTGAGGTATGACATTTAACTAAATTACAACTACCAGTAGTACCAGTAACAGTATGAACCAATGTAGTAGCAGCTGTAACTTCCATTCTTACTCTATTAATTCTACATCCAGTATAAGCAGCATAATCAACAATATTAGAATTAGCTGTTGTTACTTTTACTGAGTTAGGAGATATACCCATACCTCTAACCTCTTGATTATTAGCTGTAAAAGAGATTGTATCATCTGTATAAGTTCCTGGGTAAACAAGGATTACAATATCTGACTCAGGAGTACCAACACCACCACTATCATTTAGAGCATCTTGAATTGTTGTAAAATCTCCACCACTTGAAGAAACTGTATATGTTCTTACTGGTGCATCAATATTATCTATTTGGTCTTGGATAGAAGAAGTTACTCCTTTTACATAAGCAAGTTCTGCTAGTGATGGATAAGTAGCTACTGCCAAACTCTGTAATTTCTTACTAGCGTCTGTTGCTACCAACTCGCTAGCAGTTAATGTATCTTGGACTGGCTGTCCGTTTATAATTGTTTGAGGTGTTGTTTGGTCAAGTTTTAAAACATCTTCACTAAAAGCAAATTCCTTTCTCTCTCCTGCTGTTGTGATAGTTCCATAATAAGCGTCATCTAAAAATTCTATTGCCCCTGCTTCGGGAGTAGTTAATAGAGTTCCTGTTGTTAGTTTCAAAGGAGGATTAGTTGCTGTTCCTGCTGATAAG